CCAGCGGTACTCCGTGCAGGAAGAACTGATCGAGAAAATGCGCGTGCAGATCGACAAGGACGGCCTGATGATCGAGCACACGAACGTGAAGGGCGACGTGAACAGCGACGTGAACCCGCTGACGGTGCAGCTGCCAAAGTATATCGACACGGCGAACAAAACGCTGAGCCTGATGCTGGACATCATCCAGCGGCTTGGTACGACGGCGCCGGCAGGGGATAAACTGGGTGAGTTCCTGAATGAATAACGAGAACTGGATTCTCCGGTACCACCAGATGATCCAGGACGGCAGCGTAACGGTCGGGCACTGGATCCGGGTGCTGTACGAGCGGATCATCCGGGACCTGGAAGACAAGGTCTACTTCTTCGACCAGAAGAAGGCGAACCGGGTGATCAGTTTTTTTGAGAAATTTACCCACCACTCGAAGGGCCGGATGGCGCCGCAGCTGGTGAAGCTGGAGATCTGGCAGAAGGCGCTGCTGAGCTGTGCGTTCGGCCTGGTGGACGAAAACGGCGTCCGGGTGTACCGCGAGGTTCTGGTGGTCATGGGCCGGAAGAACGGAAAGAGCCTGCTGGCCTCCGGGATCGCGGAGTTTATGGCGTACGCTGACGGTGAGCCCGGCGCGGACTGTTATTTCCTCGCACCGAAGCTCGACCAGGCGGATATCGTGTTCAATGACTTCTGGCAGTCCGTGAGCCAGGAGCCGGATCTGATGAAGATCACGAAAAAGCGGAAGATGGACATTTACATCGAGAGCACGAATACGTCCATCAAGAAGGTGCCGTTCAGCGAAAAGAAGAGCGACGGATTCAACCCGCACCTGACAGTGTGCGACGAGATCGCGGCGTGGGTCGGTGAAAACGGCATCCGGCAGTACGCGGTTATGACGTCCGCACTGGGGTCAAGGGAACAGCCGATGATCTTCTCAATCACGACGGCGAACTACATCAACGGCGGGATCTACGACGAACTGTTCAACCGCGCCACAAGCTTCCTCCAGGGCAACAGCCGCGAAAAGCGCCTGCTGCCTTTTTTATACCAGATCGACAACCTGGAGAAATGGAACGACCTGAACGAGCTGCGCAAGAGCATCCCGAACCTGGGCGTATCCGTCAAGGTTGACTACGTTCTGGAGGAAATCGCGAAGGCCGAGCAGACCGTGGCGAACAAGGCTGAGTTCATGACGAAGATGGCCTGCATCAAGCAGACCGCGTCGTCCGCATGGCTCCGGGCCGAAGACGTGCAGAAGATGTTCAGCGACCGGAAACCGATCGGGGAGCTGGCAAACCACTACTGCCTGTGCGGCATCGACCTGAGCCAGACGATCGACCTGTCCAGCGCGTGCATGCTGGTGGAGGACAAGGGCACGATCTGGGTGATCAGCCACTTCTGGCTGCCGGCAGAGCGGCTGGCGGAGGCTACGGCGCGGGACGGGATCCCGTACCAGGCGATGATCGAGCGCGGGTTCCTCTCCCTGAGCGGAGAGGAGTTCATCGATTACAATGACATCTTCCTGTGGATTGAGCAGATGCGGAAGCAGTACAAGCTCCTGCCGCTGCAGATCGGATACGACCGGTACAGCTCGCAGTACCTGATCAGCCAGCTGGAGCAGGCGAGCTACCACTGCGAAAGCGTGTTCCAGGGCTGGAACCTGGGCGGAATCGAGGACACGTTCGAGGGCATGGTCCGGGAAGGCACGATCAAATGCATCGACGACAACGACCTGCTGAAGATCCACCTGATGGACGCGGCGCAGCAGATCGAGACCGGCACCTCCGCGCATCCGCGGAAGAAGCTGGTGAAAATAAGCAAGAACGCGCACGTGGACGGGGTCGCGGCGATCCTGGACGCGCTTTGCATGCGGCAGAACCACTGGGCGGAAATGGGAAAGCGCCTGATGAATATGGGGTGATATGAAAAATGGGCATTTTTGAGAGAATCTTCGGCAGGCGGGAGCCGGTTGCGGCCGCGAAGGCGAAGGCAACCTTCCAGCTGCTGGAGGGGTACACTCCGATGTTCCGCTCCTGGAACGGGTCCATCTATGAAAGCGACCTGATCCGCGCGGCGCTGGACGCCCACGGGAGGCACGCGGCGAAACTGTCTCCGAACATCCAGGGCGAGGCGGCGAAAGGGCTGCAGAACCGGCTGAGAAATGCGCCGAACGATATGCAGACCTGGAGCCAGTTCCTCTACCGGACGGCCGTGATCCTGTACTGCAGGAACACGGCTTTTATTGTGCCGCAGACCGGGGAATACGGAGACACGACCGGGATCGTCGGCATCGCGCCGGAGAGCTGGGAGGTCGTGGAGTACCTGGGGAAGCCGTACGTGCGCTTCACCTTCGGGAACGGGAAGAAGGCCGCGGTGGAGCTGGACCGGCTGGGGATCCTGACGCGCTTCCAGTACCGGAACGAACTGTTCGGCGAGAGTAACGAGGCGCTGAAGGCGACGCTGGACCTGATCAAAATGCAGCAGCAGGGGATCACGGAAGGCATCAAAAACGGCGCCAGCTACCGGTTCAGCGCGCAGAGCGACAACTGGTCGACGGACGAGGACCTGGCCCGCGAGATGGAGCGGTTCAACAAGTTCACGTTCCAGAACCTGAAGACCAGCGGCGGGACGATCCTCTTCCCGAACACCTACAAAAACATCCAGCAGCTGAAGGCGGACGGGTACAAGGTAGACGCGGAGCAGATGAAGCTGATCCAGACGAACGTCTTCAACTACTTCGCGATTAACGAAGACGTGATCCAGTCGAAGGCGGTCGGGGATGCCTGGCTGGCATTCTACGAATCCTGCGTCGAGTGGCTGGCCATCCAGCTGTCGGACGTGATCACGCGGATGCTGTTCACGGAGCGGCAGCGGCAGTTCGGGAACCGGGTGTTCTTCACGAGCAACCGCCTGCAGTACATGAGCAACAAAGACAAGATGAATGCCGTCAGCCAGCTGGCGGACCGGGGGCTCGCAACCCGGAACGAGCTGCGGGAGATCCTGAACCTGAGCCCGCTGCCGGAGCCGCTGGGGAGCCAGATCCCGGCGAGGGGCGAGTATTACGACGTGAAAGACGGAGGTGCTGACAATGCCGGTTAAAGCAGACCGGGAATACCGGAATTTTGAGGGCGTGGAACTGCGGAAGGGCGAGGACGGCCGGATGGTCGTCGAAGGCTACGCGACCACGTTCGGCCAGCCGTACGTGCTGGCGGGAGACGGAAAGGTCACGATCAACGAGCAGGTGGACCGCCACGCGTTCGACGGGGCGGACAAGACGGACGTGATCATGCAGTACAACCACGAGGGCCGCGTGTTCGCCCGGATCAGCAACGGGACGCTGCGGCTGGAGGAAGACGACCACGGGCTGAAGGTCATCGCGGACCTGGGCGGGACGGAAATCGGGCGGCAGCTGTACGAAGAGATCGACGGCGGCTACACGAACAAGATGTCCTTCGGCTTCACGGTGGCGGGGGACAAAAAGACCCGCACGAAAGACGCGGACGGGCACATCACCGTGCTGCGGACGATCACGAAGATCGGAAAACTGTTTGACGTTTCTGCCGTGTCGCTGCCGGCCAACGACGCGACTGAAATAAGCTCGAGATCCATCGGCGACGGATTGATCGCCGAGGCCATGGAGGAGGTCCGGGCCGAGGAGGAACGGGCGCGCAGGATCGGAGAGATCCGGAAATTACTGAACCAGGAGGAAGCACACCATGACGAGTGAGGAAATCATCACGCGCCAGGGCGAGATCGAACAGCGCAAGGCTGAGATCGACGCCGCGCTGGAACAGCCGGAAGCCGATCTGGACGCGCTGGGAGAAGAAGCCCGGCAGCTGGCGGACGAATCCGCGCAGCTGGACGAACAGCTCGAAGAGCTGAGGAAGCAGGCCGAAGAGGCCGAGGAAGCCCGGAAGGCCGTGGAAAACGGCGCCGGCGAAGTGAAAGAAAACATTCAGGAGGAAAAGAAAATGACTGAACTGGAACTGCGCAGCAGCCCCGAATACATTGAGGCGTATGCAAACTACATCAAGACCGGCAAGGACGAGGAAGTCCGCAGCCTGCTGACAACGAACGCCACTGCGGCGACCGGCTATGTCCCGGTGCCCACCCTGGTGGATGACATCGTCCGTCACGCCTGGGAGAACGAGAACATCCTGAGCCGCGTCCGGAAGACCGGCTTCACCGGCAACGTGAAGGTCGCCTTCGAGCTCTCCGCTGACGGCGCCTACATCCACGCCGAAGGCTCCAGCGCTCCCACCGAGGAAGCCCTGACCCTGGGCGTCGTGGAACTGAAACCCGAAAACATCAAGAAGTGGATCACCATCTCCGACGAGATGATGGAAGCCACCGGCGAAGGCTTTGTCCGGTACGTATACGAAGAGCTGGCCTACCAGGTCATGAAGAAGCTCAGCTACGAAATCGTTGGCGACATCGCGGACAGCGCCTACACCAGCAACCAGAGCACGGCCGTCGGCATCCCGAAGGTCAACAAGGACCCGGGCCTGAACACCATCAACCAGGCCGTGAACAACCTGAGCGACGAAGCGCAGAACATCGTCGTGATCCTGAACCCGCTGACGAAGACCAACTTCCAGGCTGCCTACGCTGCCGGAAACTTCGCGGTGGATCCCTTCGCGGGCCTGCCGGTGATCACCAGCGGCAAGCTGCCGGCTTTTGATCTTGCCAGCGCGAACGATACCTACGCGATCGTGGGCGACCTCTCTGCCGTGCAGGTGAACTTCCCCGCGGGCGAGGGCCTGAAGCTGATCAAAGACGAGTACAGCCTGGCTGAACGCGACCTTGTGAAGCTCGTCGGCCGCGTATTCTGCGGCCATGACGTCGTCGCTCCCGGACGGCTGGTTCGCCTGACCAAGGAAGCCGGAGCGGCTACCACCTGATGAAGGTAAAACTTCTCAGAAACAACAGGATTGACGGCAAGGCCGGGGAGATCGTGGAGGTCTCCCCGGACCGCGCCGCGTTCCTGATCGGATTCTCCATGGCGGAGCCGGTGGCGGTCCGGGAGCAGATCGAGGCACCGGAAAAGAAAATGGCCGCCAGGGCCACACGGAAGGCAGAGCCGGAGACGGCCGAGCCGGAAAAGAAAACGACGAGGCGCAGAAAATGAAACTGCTGATTGCCATACCGAACTACGACGCGATGCGGCCCGAATTTGTGCGGAGCCTGCTTGAGCTGATCGAACAGCTGCGCGCGGACGGCGTGCAGTACGAGGTCAAGATTATCACGGGGACGCTGGTGCACATTGCGCGGGACCGGCTGGCACAGCACGGAGTGAACAACGGCTTCGACGAGGTGCTGTTTGTCGACGACGACATGGTCTTCGACCGGCACCTGTATAAAGACCTGAAAATGTGCGGGAAGGACATCGTGTGCGGCTGGTTCATCAGCCGGCACGATCCGTATGTGTCCTGCCTTTTCAAAAACCTGGACCCGGTGGAGCGGAAGACGGACGTCACTCCGGACGAAGCCTTCCGGGTGAAGGCGTGCGGATTCGGGGCCGTGCTGGTCAAAGCGCAGGCCCTGAAGGACGTAATGCTGAACAACGGCGGGCAGTGCTTTATTCCGACCCCGAAACTGGGCGAGGATGTGGCGTTCTGCCAGCGCGCGGAGAACCTGGGCTACGAGATCTGGTGCGAACCGACGGCCCGTGTCGGGCATGTGGGGAGCATCGTGATCTGGCCGGAGGACGGCGACCGGCTCCGGGGAAACATCCAGGGGCTGGAAGGGAAAAAGCTGGATTGAGGTGAGAGAGGATGCTGAAGGAAGCGAAAAAGGCGCTGCGGGTGACGGCGGCACTGTACGACACGGAAATCGCGGCGCTGCTGGAAGCGGGGGCTGCGGACCTGCGGACCGCGGGCGTGATCCTGCCCGGGAACGTTTCGTTCTCGATCGGATCGGCCGACGCGGTGACGGACTACAGCACGCTGAAGGATCCGCTGTGCATGCGTGCGATCATCACCTACGCGGCGGCGAGGTTCGGGAACCCTCCGAACTACGAAAGCCTGAAGGCCAGCTACGACGAGCAGAAGGCCCAGCTGATGCACGCGAAGCACTATACCGATTACGGCGGGGCAGGTGACGGCGAATGATGAGAGCGGACGTGCTGACGCTGATCGCGGTCAGCCCGGAGGCATCCGGCGTCGGAACCGAACCGGCGGAAACAAAACGGGACGTGTACTGCACGGTGAAGAGCATCGGGCAGCAGGAAGCCTATCTGGCGATGGGGCAGGGACTGAACCCGGAGCTGAAGGTGATCCTGAGCCACGACTTCGAGTACGACGGCGAGCGGCTGTGCGAGGTCGGCGGCGTGCGGTACGACATCCTGCGGAGCTATATCACGGAGAAGGACGGGATTGAACTGACGCTGCAGCGGGTTGCCCGCAACGCGAAAGTTCTGCCTGCACCCGAACCCGTGACAACGGCCGAGGGGGTGGGATGATGCCGGCGGAATATGAGAGCCTGGTTGGCGCGCTGAAGCTGACGGACATCCCGTTCGCCGAGTACGGCTGGAAGACCCGGCCGGAGGGCACCTACGGCACCGTGCAGCTGGACATGGAAAGCGCGGGCATGGACGCGGACGGCGGAAAGAAGGACCGCAGCTGGGAAGCCAGCGTGGACGTGTTCTTTCCGAAGCTCGCGGACCGGCAGAGCGTGATCAGCACCGTCGAGGAGACGATCGAGGCCGTGTGCGGCGACAGCTGGGAGCTGAACAGCATCCAGTACGAAACAAGCACGGGCCTGTTCCACGTTGAGTGGGTGTGCCGGCTGTTCGGGACGGTGGAAGCCGTGCCGGAGGAAGCGGGGGATGCCTGATGGCCTACACGATGAAGACCGAAGGCGTCGAAGAGATCAAGAAGATGCTCGACACCCTGGGGGGGAACGCGCAGCACACGGCGGCGAAGGCGCTGTACAACGGCGCGGGGATCATGGCGGACGAAATGGAGAAGCAGGCGGGGTCGATCAAGACCGCGCCTTTCCATTACGCCGTTTTCATCCAGCGCGAGCCGAGCCCGGAGGAAAAAGCCGTGGTGCAGGGCGCCGTCGGCATTGCCAAGTTCCGCAAGGACGGGAACAACGTGCAGACGTCCGTCGGGTACGGCAGCAGCGGATACGCGGAGATCGCAGGAAAGAAGAAACCGATCCCGCTGATCGCCAACGCAATCAACTCGGGGACGAGCTTCATGCGGAAGCAGCCGTTCGTCCGGAAGGCCGTGAACAGGGCGTCTTCCAGGGCTTCGGCGGCGATCCGGGAATCCATCGAGAAAGATGTGGACACCATTACGAAACAAGCATAACGGGAGGAAAAACATATGAATGCTAACGTTGGCATGCAGTACCCGGTGTACGCGCCGATCAGCACCTACACGCCCGGCACGAGCATCACCTACGGCACCGGCGCGCCGGTCGCCGAAGCCGTGAGCGCCACGGTGAGCTGGGAGCGCTCTGACGGCCGTTTCTACGGCGACGACGTGCAGCTGGACAGCGACAACGGCGTGCTGGGCTATTCCATCGACTTCGAGCCGAGCGGCCTGAGCGACACCGTCCGCGCGGCCCTGCTGGGCGAGACGCTGGCCACCAGCGAGTACACGATCAGCAGCGCGAGCGCGCCGGACGTCGGGTTCGGATACATCCGCGTGATGCGGAGCAACACCGGCGGCACGGTGGCGTATTCCTACGAGGGCTGGTGGTACTACAAACTGAAGTTTGCCATCTCCAGCGAGGAAACGCGGACGAAGGAACGCAGCATCGAGTGGCGGACGCCCACGCTGACGGGCGCCGGCGACGGCGTGGCCCTGGACAGCAGCGGCACGCTGAAGTTCGCGGTGCACAGGACGTTCACTTCCTTCAGCGCGGCGCAGACCTGGCTGAAGAGCAAGGCCGGAATCACCTGATGACCACAGGGGGCGGGGGAGAGTGCATCCTCCGCCTCCTGCTTTTTGCGTAAAGGAGAGAAGGAGACCATGGCAGAGATCACACTGAAGGGGCGGAGGATCCCGCTCGCATACACCGTGCTGGAAATGAAGCAGATCCAGGAAGAGGTCGCGCCGATCGGCGAGTTCCTGTACACAATTTTCGGGCGGGAGAAGGACGAGGACGGCGACACGGCGAGCCTGTACGGGTCGGCAAAGCACCTGGACGCGGTCGGCAAGGCGCTCCGAATCATGGGGAACGCCGGGCTGGAGGAGGCCGGGGAAAAGGCGGACCTGACGGACAAATGGGTGATGCGGGCGCTGAAGCCGTCCATGATCGCGGAGGCGATGGGCGCGTGCCTGGAAGCCTTCAACGAGGGGAACGCCAGCGAGATCCCGGAGCATACCTCCGGGGAGCCGGTGGACGTGACCCTTGAACAGATGAAAAAAAAAGAAACGAAGGAAAACTGACATACCTGATGGTCGTCAGCTGGGGGCTGATCGCGGGGCTCCGCCTGGAGGAGATCCACCGGATGCGCCCCGGGGCGGTGTTTGACCTGTTCATCTACCGCAGGAACTACGACGACCAGCAGAACGGTGTGCAAAGGGGGTAAAACATGGCGGGCGTAAACGTCAAGATGGGCGTCACGGGGGTTTCTGAGTTCAAGCAGTCCATGAAAGAGGCAAAAGAGTCCGTCAAGACCCTGAACGAGCAGCTGAAATTCAACGAGGCGCAGCTGAAAGCGACCGGCGACCAGGAATTTTACATGACGGTTAAGGCCGGGCTGTTGAAAGACAAGCTGGAAGCGCAGAAAACTGTCGTCCAGGAAGCCTGGAAGGCGCTGGAATCCATGCGCAAGAACGGCGTGAGCCCGACCAGCACGGCGTTCCAGAGGATGCAGCAGCAGGCTATCGCGGCAAACACCGAGCTGAAAAACATGGAGACCGAGCTCGCCGGCGTCGAGAGCAACTCGAAAACGGCGGACGAGAGCCTGGAGAACATCGGGAAAAACGTTTCCTGGGGCAACGTATCGGATGGCCTCAATAAGATCATCGACAAACTGCAGAGCGGAGCCCGGGCGGCGGTGAACTTCGGGAAGAAGATCGTCAGCAGCGCGAAGGATTCCGCGCAGTGGGCGGACGACCTGATGACGCTGAGCCAGCAGACCGGGATCGACGTGGACACGCTGCAGCGGATGCAGAAGGTCTCGGACATCGTGGACACGGACGTGGACGCGATCATTACCGCCAGGGACCGGATGGCCCGGGCGACGCAGAGCGAAAAAGGCATCAGCTCCATCGAGGAAGTGCTCGGGGTCAGCCTGCAGGGGAAGAACGCGGACGACCTGTTCTGGGAGATCGGCGAAGCGCTGGCCGGCATGGGCGATGAGTTCGACAAGGAAGCCGCGGCGCAGACGGTCTTCGGGCGCAGCTGGCGGGAACTGCTGCCGCTGTTCAAGACCGGGCGCGAGGCCTACGAGAAAATGCTCGGCGAGCAGTCCACCATGACGGAAGAGGACGTGCAGAAGCTGCAGCAGGCGGACGACGCGTTCAAGAGGATCGAGCAGGAATGGCAGCAGATGAAGAACCAGTTCTGGGCCGACAACGCGGACAAGATCACGGGGCTGCTGAAGTGGATTATTGACAACAAGAAAGAGGTTGTGGCAGCGGTGACGGCGATCGGCGTGGCGTTCGGCCTGCTGAAGCTCGGATCCCTGGCGGCTGACCTGATGAAATTCACGACCGGACTGAAGGACCTTAAGCTGTTCAACGGCGGGAAGCCGTCCGTACCTGTCAGCAACGGAAACGGAACGGGGAACAGCACGGGAACCGGAACGGGAACCGGCGGCACTCCATGGTATGCGAACGTCCTGAACAATATGGTCAGCGGAATGGGCGTCAGCTTTGTTTTCGACGAATGGAAGCGGCTGACGGAGAAGTTCTCCGCAGAAAAGGAACTGGTCCGAGCTGCTGCGGCGACAGACCAGGATGAAGCAACGAAAAAAGCGCTCCAGCTCGGCTTCGGGATGAGCGAGAGCGAGGCAAGCGACCTTCTGAGCCGGATGAATGCGGGAGGCACAAGCTCAGGCGTTTCCTTCGGCGACGCAGGCGTGGACCGGATGACCGAGACCGCCGGAGAGATGGCGGAGGCGGCGAACGGATCCAGCCAGAGCAACAAGGAAATGGCGCAGGCCGCCGGGCAGATGATGCTCCTGCCGGGGCTGATGGAGAGGGCCGTTGCGAACGCGCTGAGCAAGGTGAACATCAACATCGACGGGCAGGCCGCAGGGACGATCCTGGTGCCGTACGTGAGCCAGGGCATTGCGGCGGACGTCCCGTGACGGAGAGAGGGATGAGCCGATGAGAATGACGCGCAGGGTTGCGCTGCGGAACGTATGGCTGGACGAGATCGACAACCGGATCGTGGTCACCGCGGTGGAGCCCGGGGAGAGCGAGGAAAGCACCGAGACGGCGGAGGCCGCGGCCGGATTCGGCCAGCGGATCGCGAGCCAGCGGCGGAACGGCCTGCCGTTCACCGTGCGGTTCAAGATCTGGCAGAACGGGCGGAGCGCAGCCGGCATGCAGGAGCGCGCGGAACTGCTGGAAAAGGTCAACGCGTGGGCGGCGAACGGCGGCGAGCTTCGTGTGAATTACAAACCGGGGCGCAGGCTGCTGGTGAAGCTGGAGCACGCGCCGGGCGAAGGGAGCCTGTGGGACTGGGACAAGGAGTTCACGATTGCCTTCAGGGCCTACGAGATCCCGTACTGGGAGGACAGCACGGTGACGGCCGCACCGGCGATCGGCGGAAGCAGCGCGAGCAAGAGCGGCACGGCGGAGGTGCTCGGAAGCACGAAGACCCAGGCGGACGTACAGATCGCGAACACGAGCGGCAAGGAGATCACCTGGGTGACGGTGACGGTGGACGGAAACACGATGACGTTCGGAGGGACGGGCGACAGCCTGGGGCTGGCGGCCAATGAGACGCTGGTGCTTGACCATGTGAACGGGCTGTTCCGGGCGAGGATCCGGAACGCAGGTGGAAGCTACCGCAGCGTGATGGCGAAGCGGACGACCGGGAGCGCGAACGACCTGACGATGCTGCCCGGATCGCGCACTGTTAGCTACAGCGCGCAGCGCGCCTGCAGGATGAACGTCAGCTGGAGGTCGAGATATTTATGATGATCCTGCTCAGGAAGAACAGCCTGGCGGTGCGGAACAAGTTCATGCCGGAAAAGTTCAGCCTGGAGCTTTCCGAGCGCGACAGCACGGCAAGCATCACGGTGGGGCCGGACGCGCCGGCGATCACCGTGGGCGACTGGCTGCAGGCGGAAGCGGGTCCGGCGAAAGGCATTGTGTGGCGGGTGAAGTCCGTCGACCAGCAGTACGACCGGAATACGCGGACCATCAGCATGGAACACGCGATCCAGACGCTGAAGGACATGGTCATGTTTGGCGAAGTAAAACCGGCGGACATCACGGGGAAAAAGACCGCCGTGAAATGCAACGCGAAGCAGGCGTTCAACTACGTGCTCGGCAAGCAGAAGGACTGGGTGCTCGGCGATTTCGCGTATTCCTCCGTGGCGATGGAGTATTCCTTCAACGGGGAGGACCTGCTGGAGGCGCTGGAGACCGTCAGCGGCACGATGAAGGATTGCATCTGGGAGTATTCCTTCGCCAGCTACCCGTTCACGCTGAACGTGCGGAAGCTGAGCAGCGCGCTGGGCACCGAAATGCGGATGGACCGGAATATCCGGACGATCCGGACGACGATCGACCGCAGCCGGATGTACAACCGGATCTACCCCGTCGGGAAGAACAACATGCACCTCAAGGAGAAATACCTGCGGAACGTGGATAGCGAAAAGCTCTACGGCGTGGTGTGCAAGGTGGAGACGGACCAGAGCCAGGACACGGAAACGAAGCTGAAGGCCTGGGCGCAGGACCGGCTGGACCGGCACAGCGTGCCGATCGTCACGGTGACGGTCAGCGGAATGGACCTGCAGGCGTCCACGGGCGAACCGCTGGACAGCTTCCGGATCGGGCGGATGTGCCGGATCCCGCTGCCGGAGTACGGCACGACCATCCAGGAGCGGGTCACGAAACTGAGCTACCCGGACGCAAGCCGGTCCGTGATGGACGTCACGGTGACGCTGGCGAACGAGCTGCAGGACGTGGCGACGATCCTGAAGGAACAGAAGAAGAGCGGCGGCCGCGGTGGCCGCGCCAGCGCGAAGAATGCGGAGGAGGATCGCGCCTGGTTCGAGGACCTGACGGACAGCGTCGGGATGGTCGTCGGGACGAACAAGGACGGGAAATACATCCGGAGCGGCGAGATCGTGCTGAGCATCAACGAGAACGGCGAAAGCAACGCGAAGATCCGGGCGGACACGATTGACCTGACTGGATATGTTACGGCGACAGACTTCACTGCGTTACGCGGCGATTTCAGGGACCTTATAAGCGGCGATGCAACGGCAACGAAGCTGGTGTGCGGCTCTTTCAAGATCACAAGCGGGTACGCGTTCACCTACGGCACGTCGACCATATCGAAAAGCACGGTGAACATCGGCGGGACAAACTACAACCTGCTTACATGGGCCGGCTGAGGAGGAAACGCATGAAAGAGAAGCTGAGGGCATGCTTCGACCGGCTCCAGGACCTGGACATCCGGCCGACGCTGTCGAACATGGAGAAACTTGTGCAGACGCTGTACGACCTGCGGGCCGTATACGCGGAACTGGAAAGGACGGAGAAAGATGAGCGGGCGGAGGCTGATCCTGAAGGACGGGACGACAATTGAAGGCGGGGAAGCCGGGCAGACGCCCGTGAACCTGTGGCTGTGGTTCGGCGGATATACGCTGCAGGAAGCCGCCGCGATGTTCTTTGACCCGGAAAAGACGGAGGAGATCACGTTCCAGTACGGGGAGATGCAGAGCATCTACAGGGGGTACACATCCTGCACAAAGCTGGACACTGACGCGGACGGGACGGTCTCCGTCTGCATGAAACGGGGGTGATGGAATGTTCAAACTGGATCCGGATACCATGAACATCACGATGCACCGGGGCGACACCGGTGCCTTTTTTGTGGGCGCGACACGGGCAAGTGAAACCGCATGGACGTCCGATGACCGGATGCTGTTCACGGTCATGAGCCCGAACGGCGAGATCGTGATGCAGCGGTTTTACAGGCTGGACGACCAGTGGGGCGTCGGCGACGGGATCTGCCTGGTCGAGTTCCACAATTCGGATACGGACACCTGGGAGACCGGGCAGTATTCCATGGAGCTGCGGTTTGACGTGGACCCCGTATGGGAAGGAACGGCGCCCGGCGGGCGGTGCGTGGACGCGCTGACGGCAAACGCGAAGATGGTCGAAGGCGCGGTGGTACGGACGGAAATCCACGCCACGCTGACGATTAACGGCATCTACGGCGAGATTTAAGGGGAGGCGAGGACATGAGCGAGAACCTAAACGACACTGTAACGGTCCTGGTGGAGGACGCGAGCGTAATCACGGTGCCGATTGACGACACGCTGCAGAACAGCGGCGAGGCTGCGGACGCGAAGGCCGTCGGCGATGCGCTGGCGCTGAAGGCGGACCTGAACCAGGTTACGGGGATCACCGTCAACGGGCAGAGCGCGGACAACCAGGGCGCGATCCTGGTGGACGGCAGCGAGATCGAGATGAACAGCGGAGACAACACGAAGCTGGACGCGGCGATCGGTGCGCTGCAGGCGAAGGCCGCGGACACGATCCTGTACGAGGCCGGCGGGGCTGACACCATCAAACAGACGGTGGACGCGCTGGACGCGGACGTCGTGCATACCAGCGAGCAGACGCTGACGGACGAGGCGAAGATCCAGGCCAGGGCAAACATCGGGGCGCTGGGCGCAAGCGATATTTCACAGATCGGGACGCTGATGAACGGAACGAACGCGACGGGATCCGACCTGACATGGTCTGATTCTGACTGGCACTCTATCTCGGCGCTTACGCTTCCGGCAGGGGCGTGGATTATTTTAGGGGCGACCGCATGGACCAGCTCGTTTTCGGAAGTTTGTGCCCTGGCGATATACAACGCGACTGCCGGCGTGCGGTTTAATGCGTGCCGGTCTGTGGGCGCTGGCGGCGGCGGTGTTTTCGCGACTTCAATCAATAAATTTAACGACACGACCAACCTGAACCTGTACGCCATGCACGGCGCCGGAAGCAACAAGACGGTGACCGGTATGTATTTCCGTGCGATCCGTATTGCATAAACATAGAAAGAGGGTGGGCCTATGAGATCCGTAACGGTACGGCTGGATGACCTGAGGACAATGGTCCTCAACCTCGGATTCGTGGGTGAAAACGAACACACCAGGGTGCTGATCGATGCGAAGAAAATGTACGACCAGTATCCGCATGCGTCCGTGTCAATGTCCGTCACACCTCCTGCCGGCGCGGCGTATCCTGCAGTGATCGAGCGGGACGGGGACATCGTGATTTGGGACGTCGCGGACAGCGACCTGGCCAACGATGGGAATGGCGAGCTGCAGCTTTCCTTTACGGACGAGCCGCACATCGCGAAGACTTACATCGGAAAATTTAAAGTAAACAGGTCCATTATTCCGACCGGAACGATCCCCAGCGGGATTGATGATTTCATCACCCGCGCCGGGGCTGCGCTGACGGCGATCCCGGAGACGATCGACGAGAGCCTGGGCGAGATCACGGCAGAGGCGGAGACGCTGGCAGCGGGGAGCGATGCTTCCGCGAGCTATGACAACACGCTGAAGCAGTTTACTTTCGGGATTCCGAAGGGCGACAAGGGCGATACGGGTGCGACCGGAGAAACCGGTCCGCGAGGCCCCGAAGGGCCGGAAGGCCCTGCAGGAGCTGACGGTGCGCCGGGTGCTGACGGGTATTCTCCATCCGCCAGCGTGAGCAAGAGCGGGAGCACCGCGACAATCACGATCTCGGACAAATCCGGCACGACGACCGCGCAGATCTCTGACGGAACCGCCGGTGACATCATCGACGACACCGCCGGCGCAGGTGACACGGACAAGGTATGGTCTGCGGATAAATCAGCGTCAGCTGATGCTGCTTTATTGAGTGCAATTAACGAGAAGATAAATGCACCTTCTTCCCCGTCATCCGGTGCGTTCCTCGTCTATAACGGAACTGCATGGGTCGCACAGAGTCTTAGCACATGGCAAGGAGGGAGTTACTGATGGCAGTTGACAAGTTAGTAGACAGCACACAGCTTGACAGTGATCTGACTTCCGTTGCCAATGCGATCCGCACAAAAGGAGGCACAAGCGGACAACTTGCGTTCCCTGCCGGGTTTGTGAGTGCCGTGAACGATATACAGACAGGCGGTGTCGAAGTCGAAGCGTTGACTGTTACGCAAAGCGGCATATATACTGCACCGTCAGACAAAGCATATTCGCCTGTTACTGTAGATATACCATATCCATCAAGTAGAGTTATAGAAAAAGATGTCAATTTCTACGATTACAATGCAAAATTGCTCTACAGCTATACGGCACAGGAAATACAGGCAATGAACGCAGAAACAGATCTTCCTCCGAATCCGACACACGCAAAACTCGTTTCAAAGGGGTGGAACTGGACGCTTGCAGAAATAAAATCACAGCTTACCAATGTCCCCGGAGGCGTGGTTAACGTAGGGCAGATGTACAATACACCAACGGGAGCAACAGAGATAGATATTATTTTGGACGACCCTAATTATTTATCACCATATTTGGTATTGACTGGGACAAACAATAAGACCGCTGTTGTTGACTGGGGAGATAATTCATCACAAGATACGATTGCGTTTACAGGGACATCGAATGGAATATACACGCAACATATTTATCAACAAACTGGTGAATATACAATATCAATCATGCCGTCTAATGGTTGTAAAGTGTTCTTTTTTTCAAATGCTGCTGCAAACCCCGGGACATTAC